TCTCCTTCGAATATGCCGGTTAAATCGCCCAAATTGAGCTCATAGGCGGCGAAAGCATGGATCAAGAAATTTCCCACACCATTACTAAAGGACGTATTCATAGTGCCTGACTTGCGCGTTGAGACTATGTGCGCGGTCACGTGCTTGAAAACGAGGGCTATCTTGCCAGCTTCACACTTGCGTAGGTCTTGCATGAAGCCGCGACCGCCAGGTATGCAACTGAGGAGATGCTCAAGCACGGGGAATTTAAATGCTTCCATCTGAGCTCGCTGCCAAGACACCTCGAAGGACGAGAAGTCTGAAGCAGCGACACGGGTTCCTTCCCCAAAGACACGCGAGATATACTCAGGTCTGTCAGCTACCGGGACCTTCTTGATGAACTCAGGTCTCGTGCCGAACACGTATCTCTCGCACGCAGCAACCAGAGGGCCCAGATGGGCCTTCAAAGAGTCTGCGGGGGCCTGGATCGAACGGGAGTGTTTGTATTCAGGATAGAACTCATCCTTCACAAAACTTTTGAAGACGTACGCCTCTGGCGGCGCACATCCTGGCTCAAACACGGGTTCGGCCATCAACTCCTCCTTCTTCCAGGCAGGGAAGTTCGACAGTTCTAGCCACCTCTCACGACTCAGGTCAGTCATCGGGTCCAACGGCTCAAAATGTTCTTTAACGAATGATTGAACGAACTGTCTCGCATCTTCCAACCACTCGGTGCACGGATCAGGTAAGCGCGCGCACACACGCTTCGCGAGCCCGGCCGCGACCGTAGGCCCATGGGACATGTCCGGATGTGGCATGACCTGGTCTATGACAGAGACGCCCAAGTCGACCGCCACAGGACGGCGAACCTCAGGAGCGAGGTATCGCCTGGCAATCAACTTAGTATCATCTCTGACGACCGGCACATCCGGCAAGGCTGCCTCACCAAAACGGTAGCCGTACAATGCCCTAGGGCCCACGCTGGGCTCACCTAAAAATCCGTCGGACGGAGGTCTCGGCGGATGGCCCGACGAGCTGTCAGGACCTCCCAAGCGGCATAGATCGTGCCTCCGAGAACATCGTCTTCGACGAAATGCGCGGGGATATTGTACAACGCCCACGTCTTGCCGAGATCATTGAGTCTCGCCCACAAATCTGCAGAACTCAGCAGGGGGAGATCAAATCTAGGAGATAGGGCTTCGGCCAGTAAGCCCATATCAACTTGAACTGTGCGAGAACGCCCCCAGAGCCAGAACATGGGGTCAAACCAGAACAGTAAGACACCCAATTCTTTTCTGAATGCGGAGCGTGAGACGTACACAGATCGGCGGCTGCCTCTCTTCATGAGCTTCGTCGCCATGTTCGAAGCAGTGCGCACATCAGCGGTCTTATTAAAGTACCACACATGTGAGCCATACTCCAAACACAACTCCAACCACGGATAGGACGTGCGGTTGATGAGCCAGCATCCACCCCACATGATCAGAAGGGTGAAGAGAAGAAGAGAGGCGGGTTGCATCAAGTACGGGACCTTGGCCAAGACTGAGTCGAAGTAGTTGGAGGCGTGCATGACACGCACTCCCCACACTTCAATCGCAGGTCTCAGGGCCAGAGAAGCCGCCTTATAGTATGTGTACCGTTGGGGGAACCAGGTGGGCCAGTGATAACCCAAAATGGAACCCAACCACACACCGAAGAGGAAGGCGGCAACGAAGAGCACCAGCTTAGTCAGCCAGGGTCTATCGCGCACATAAACAAGAACCCGATCGCGCCATTCTCCGATCACAATCGCGGTCGCAATGGCCAAGGTCTCAATGGCCCGAGAGAGCCACCAGAGCAGGACGTATGGCACGATATTCCTCGAACCATCAGGTAGAACGTCCATCCATGCGAAGTCGCGGGGATCGTAGGTGCTCCATGCGGCGGCCGAGAAACGATCATACACGTCCAACCACATGTCAACCTCAGCGCTAGATACGTCGAGGCACCACAGCAAGGCTGCACCCAGCTCCTTGCGGAAAACCACCATGGCCAAGAAGAGCGCCACGGGGAAAAATAGGCTGCGCTGGAACGCAACAGCTCTATGGTAGTAGAGACGAGTGGAAGGCAAGTGCTCCTCCACGATCTCGTCATCAGGGCCGACCTCTTGGGCAGGTGCGGCGGGATCCCCACCACGGGCTCCCTGGACGTTATTTCCAGGCTCGCCGGCCTGCGCTGCCTCCTCCGCAGCTTCCGCCTGTGCTTCGCGCTGCACATCTCGCGCAGCAGCGTTTTGGGCCACCAGGTCTTGTACGGCAGCGTTGAGGGCTCGATCACCTCCTCCACGTCTACCTTGCCTCCTGTTTCTTCCCGGGGGAGGTCTCGGGGGACGTCTGTTCTGGTCACGTCCTTGGTCAGGTCTTCCTCCACGAGGCGGCCTACCGATGTTGTCGGCGGCAGCCCTGAGGTCCACCTCAGCTTCTCCGTTTGCGGCAGGAGGAGCCGGCTGTCTTGGGTTAACTCCCGCAGCCACGGGGGCAGCAACGTTTTGAGCGGGTGCTGCAACCGCATTATTCTGGTCTTGATCGGCGAATAGAATTTGCCTCCCGGCCCCGTCCCCCCATTCACGGGACGGTGTTCCTTGGTCCGAAGTTTGTTGGCATGGGCCCCAGATCCTGTACTACACCCACAACACAGTGACCGCTCCGGCGCAACCTTCATAACGGTGTGTGTTGTTCCCCTGCTTACTTTGTCACAGGAACTCCGCCTGAGGTGCTGTTGCCAAGGGCACCACATTGCAAGGGCGGAGACCAAGCATTCCTCGTAGCCTGGTTTTGCATTATTC